CTTCCTAGTTGGTAATCAGCGTGGCCTACGTGTTGATACCGACGATCTAGTAGAAACACAGCGTCGTGTTATGGTTGCCAGCCTACGCACTGGCATGACACAAGTTACTACAAATCACGGTATGGGTGTAAGTGCCCTACGTTATGTAGCCTAATTCTCAAGGGATGGGAACTAACAGGACTCTTGGAGTCCTGTTTCTGGTCCGGATTCTAACGAGTCTGGACTGGAAACATAGGAGCGAATATGGGACTAAACTTATTTACCAGACAGGAATACAAAAGTTATATGGGAATTAACAGTGCAAATTCCGATGGTGAAATTGACAGTTTAATTCCAAAAGTATCGCAGTTTGCCAAAACTTATTGTAAACGTACATTTGTAGATTACTATAATGATCCACTAGTAGAGTATACTGAAGGCGGATACGACCGCATCTTACTTAAAGAAACTCCAGTTGCAAATGTAACCAGTATTCAAAAAAGTGTGAACTATGGTCAAAGCTATACTCCACTTATAAAATTTACAGACTGGGTAGCTGATGGTGATGAAATAGTTTGCATACATCCAAGCGGAAGGTTTGAAAAGCTAATTCGTGGATATAAGGTTACATATTTTGGTGGCTATGAGGCTGTACCAGAAGACCTAAAAATGGGATGTATGGACCTGCTTACTTATTACAAAGATAATGAAGCAGCAATTAAGTCTACAAAAGCAGCTGGTACAAATACTACTCAAATTGAATATGTAATCAGTAGTAGTTTACCTGCTCATATTCGTCGTATATTTGACTTATACATGGCGGATTATGCGTAATGGCAAATATTACACTTCAAATATTATTTAAAAATTATTTAAACTCCTTAAAAAGCAATAAAGAGTTTAGAGATAATTTAAATAAAGAAGCCACACACTACTTTACCCAAGATGTGCAGGCATTAAAAAGCCAAATAGCATTAGTTAATCAAAAAGTTGAAAGCGAATTTAATAAAAAGTACGCCCAAGCCCTAGAAGCTTTGCAAACTCAAGGTATGAGTAATGTTACTTTTGGAAAAATAGCCACAACTTTAAAAAGTAAATTTTTAGATCACTTTACTGATTTAAAAGATATTGGAATTGATACTGGTCACGTTTTTGCAAACTTAACTATAGCTTCAAAACAAAAAGCACAAACAGAAATATTTGAAGGATTTACTGGCACAGTATCAGAATATTCACAAGTACAGCTCACTCCTAAAAATTTAGAAGAAATTGGAAAAACAATAGCTTTAATTTCTGCATATACTGGAGCACTAGAAGAATTAGATAAAATTCAAGATAGAAAAGGTTTAATCCAATTTTTGAAAAAAGCTCCAGTATTCAAACAATATGTAAGATCACAAAACTTAAATACTTTAGAAGATATAAAAAATGCTATAAGTAGTGCATATCAAACAAAAGCAGGAGTTAGAGGTCTTGGAGAATTAGGAGACCAGCTTTTAAAAAGTAGCGTAATTAATTTAGAGGCTAATACTGTAATTAATTTTAGTAGAAAAATTACTGCTACAGAAAGCAAAGTAGCTGTTACTTTTGAAGTTAGAGCTGTAAATCAGTTTAAAGGTCAAGTAGCACAAGCAATCAAAACGTCTTTTATCAATATCTTACAAAATATTATTGATAAAGATGAATTTTCTGAAAGTATTAATGCTGCTCTAGAAAAAAGTATGCAGCAAGAGTTTACAAAAGAACAATTCTTAAGTATATTTACAAAAGCAAGTGGTTCAAAAAGTACAGAGCAAGCAATTAGAGATATATTTTATGATATACTAGATACGGGTAAAACAAAAGAATATTCGGCTAACTCAAGGCGTTTAACAGAGAGTATTAAAAATAATGTTAAAATTAAATCGCCTACTATAAAGTTAAAAAAACCAAATATTAAATCTATTAATATTAAATCCCCTAAAACTGTAGTCATTAAATCTCTAAATAGTTTGCAAAATATTCTGAATTCTAAAATAACTGCACAAGTTCGTCAAAATATGGGTGACGGTAGTCGTAAAGATATTTTAAATTATAGAACCGGTAGATTTGCTGAAAGTGTACAAATAAATAATGTAACTCAAGGCCGTGAGGGAATGATTACTGCATATTATACTTATATGAAGTATCCATATGCTACATTTAGTGAAGGCGGTCGGCAACAATATCCACGGAGTAGAGACCCTAAAGCGTTAATCTCCAAATCAATCCGTGAAATCATGCAAGAACAAATGATAACTAGAATGAGGGCCGTATTAGCATGACTAAGCGCACACAAATTACTAAGGCTCTAGTAGAAAAACTAAAGCTAATAGACGGTACCCCACCCTATGTATCTAATGTATACCAGAATGCTTATGCTAAATTAAAATTCTGGGACGAAATACAAGATTTTCCCAGCATATATGTAACCCCTGGTAGTGAAGCCCGCGAATACATGCCCGGAGACTTTGCATGGGGGTTCCTAAACATAGCTATTAAAGCTTATGTTCGTAGTGAAGATGATACACAGGAGCAGCTCGAACAGCTACTAGAAGACATAGAGCAGTGTGTAGATTCAAATAGAGTCTTAGTATACGACACTGAACAAAATCTAGAAACAACAGAAATTCTCGTACAATCAATCACAACTGATGAAGGACTTTTAGTACCTTATGGAGTTGGAGAGATTAACTTACAGGTTAGATATCCAATCGTGTAAGAACCCGTGTTAGTATAGCTAAAACGCAGATAAACGTCTTGCTAGGGCTGGTACTGCACCCAATAACAAGGAAAAAAGATGAGTTATAATTTAATTCGTAATGCCCGAGTGTTTTTCACTAAAAATGTTGGCACAACAACGGGTGTAGTAAAAGCAGTAGATTTTGATGCTACTAATACTCGTGAAATTCAGGTTTTAGATGGCATGAGCTTTTCGCAAAATACTACAACTGAAACAGTTGCCTTAAATGAAGCAGGTGCTACACCTAGTCGTGGTCAGCGTCAATTTAATACTGCACTAGATCCTGTAGATTTTAGTTTTACTACTTATATGCGCCCTTTTGATGCTGGTACAAATATTACTGCAGAAGAAAGTGTACTATGGGGAGCTATGTTTAGTGCTGATGGAGCAGCTTGGACTGACGGAGCCACCTATGGTAGCGCAGCAGTTACAAGTTCAAACGTACACCAACTACAAAAATTTGGTTTAATTATTGTTCTAGACGCAACCACATTTGTTATTGATGATTGCGTTTTAAATACAGCCACTGTAGACTTTGGCCTAGATGCAATTGCAAGTATTCAGTGGGCAGGTCAAGGTAAGTTTCTTCGCCAAATCGCTACTCCTACATTTGTCGACGCAGATACCTGGAGTGGTTCATTAACTGGTGATTTTAAAACTAAAACTACCACTGCACCTTATATTGCTAATAAGCTAAGCGTGGTTAATTTAAGTAGTGGCCTAAGCGCAGGTACAGCATATACACTAGCACTTACTGGTGGTAGTTTAACAATTACTAATAATATCACTTATCTAACTCCTGCTAACTTAGGTGTAGTAAATCAACCTGCCACTTACTTTACAGGTACTCGTGGTATTACTGGTACCCTAAATTGCTACTTACGTACAGGCGACACAAATAGTGCGGGCCTAATGAGCGCACTATTAGCTAGTAGTACTACCGACGTAGATCCTGCTTTCCGCGCTACAATTAAAGTAGGTGGTACAGGAGCAGACAGAGTAGAATTTGATATGCCTGCTATTGTGTTAAGTATTCCTAGTGTGAATACGGAACAGGTGGTTTCTGCAGCAATTACATTTACTGCACAAGGTAGTGCAGCTGGCGACTTTGATATTGCTAGTGCAAACGAATTGACTGTAAAATATTATACAACTAATGCTTAATTAGTACCCTGTGCGCAAGGAGACCTTCTCCTTGCGCTTTTAAAGACCAAAGGTAATACATGACTCTTTCCCTTAAATCCCTACTAGTACCTTCAAAACAAGTTGAAGTAGAATATCCCGGAATGCCTGGGTTTTTAATCCAGATTGCATTTTTATCTCGTGAAACCCTGCTCAACATTCGCAAGAAGTCTACAAAAACCACATTTAAAAATCGGCAGCCACAAGAAGAATTTAATGAAGATCTTTTCTTACAACTATATGTAGAAAATGCAATCAAAGGCTGGACCGGATTTAAACTACAGTATTTAGAACAACTAGCACCTGTTGATTTAACAGGTCAAGATTTAGAACAGGAATTAGAATATACTCAGGAAAATGCCTTATTCTTAATGAAGAATAGTAGTAATTTTGATGCCTTTATTAGCGAACAGGTAAGTGACCTGGGAAACTTTTCTACGAGCAAATAGCTCAAACAGAACGTGATATAAAAAACTATATTCAAAATACTAGTGTAGGCATGACTCAAGATAAATATTTTGAAATGTGCGAACAACTAGGTTCAGAACCTAATCCTGACGAAGTTCCTGTAACTTTTGATGATTTTACTTTAGAAGTTCAAGAAGCTTTTGAAGTTTATAATTTATTAAAAGACGAATGGGATGGTTTTAATGGTTTATATTTGGGAAAAAATTTAGTTGGTATCACAGAAATATTTAATATTTCTAGTATAGAATCTGAATATAGATATATTATGGTGCTATTAATCAAAATGATTGATAGAATCCGCATACAAGAAATAAATTCCAAAAAAGAAAAACCCGCGCGGTAACCCCTAGCGGGTTTTTTTACATCCAAAAAATTTTGGGTTGACATCACAATGGTTTTGTGCTACAATGGGTATACTAAATATTAAAGGCTTGGAGCTACCATGGCTGGTAATACAATTAATTTTCAATTAAAATTAAACTCTAATATAAAAGACGAAACCAGGGAAGCCCGAGCGTTTCATAATGAGATAAAAGCAGCTGCGGCAGCTTCTCAGAATATTGAGTATGGTCGTGCTCGCGGAGCTATGGGCAGCACTGGTGCTAGTGCTCGTGATTTTGCAAACCAAGCTCAAGGGCTTGGTGGACTAGTTCGTATATATGCAACTGTAGCCGCTAATAGTTTTGCAGCAATAAGTGCTTTTAATGCATTAAAACAAGCCGCGGATACTACTACACTTAAACAAGGCCTAGACCAATTAGGAGCAGCTAGCGGTATTGCTCTAGGAGCACTAGCAGATGGTTTTGTTAAAGCCACTGACGGAGCAGTTAGTTTTCGTGAGGCAGCACAAGCTGCAGCAAAGGCTACTAGTGCTGGTTTAAGTTCACGCCAATTTTTACAAATTGGTGATGTAGCTAAAAAAGCTTCACAGGCACTAGGTATTGACTTAAACGATGCAGTAAATAGACTAACCCGCGGTATTACAAAACTAGAACCTGAATTACTAGATGAATTAGGTATTTATACTAAAATTGGTCCTGCGGTAGAAGAGTATGCTAGAAAAATAGGCAAAGCAGAAGTTAGTTTAACAGACTTTGAACGTCGTCAAGCTTTTGCAATTGCAGTCTTAGACGAAGGAAATAAAAAGTTTGGACAAATTGATATACCAGCTAATCCTTATCAACAATTAGAAGCTAGTATACGAAATCTAACACAAGCTGGGCTTGAATTAGTAAATAAATTTTTATTGCCTATTGCAGATGTATTTGCAAAAAGTTCTACACTACTTACAGTTGCACTTGGTGCCATTGCTATAAAACTTACACAAATGGCAATACCAGCACTTACTAGCTGGAGAAGCGAGCTGCTAGAAAGTGCAAGTGTAGCTAAGAAAAAATCTCAAGAAATTAACGAATCATTTGGTGAGCGATTTTTTGATCGCATAAATGCTAGTTTTAAAGTACCGGAATTAAAACAAAATTTAACTAGTGTAGAACAGCAATATCAAAAAAGTCGTGAACAGCTGTTAAACATTGACAAAGACTACGCTGAAAAGCGCAGATCAGCTGTATATAAAGCTGCTCGTGATCCGGGTGCTTTAGGCTCTATGAATGAGGCCGCACTAAGTAAGTTGTCTAGTCAAGTACAAAAAGAAATTACTGCACAAAATAAATTAGGTACTGATGCAGCAAAATTACAGGTAATAGCCTTACAAGAATACAAACAAGCAATTCTAGAGGTACTACAAGCAAGAAAGTCTCTTACTGCAGCAGAAGCCGGCGCTCAAAAACAAGCAGAAGCCGGACCCAAAACTTTTGCAGAATGGCAGCGCGAACAAATTTCTAAAAGTGCAGGTGCTCGTGCAGAACGATTAGGTATACTATCAAAAATTGGTGAAAATGTAGAAGTGCTAGGCTTTACTGAAGCACTTAAAAAAATGAATGACGAGATTAAAAAATCCAGAGATATGAATGCTTGGGATAAACTAAGAACTCGTGTGCAAGGCACATTTACAGCTGGAATTACTGCTATTAGTATATTTTTACGATCAATTGGTACAATTGGTCAAGTAATAGCAGCCGCAGCCGCAGCCTTTGCAGTTTTTGATAGCTATATGAGTAGAAACACAAAACAAGTTGAACTTTTCAATGAAGAAATTGAGAAAAATACCAAAGTTGTAGAAAATTCTCAACGAATGCTAAAGCTATATGCTGGTAGTATTACTACTGATAGTTTATCTGCCGTAGCTACTTCATTAGGAGAGCTAATAGATGGAGTAGACGCGCTAACTAAAAAACTACAAGATACTCTAACTAATCAAGGCTGGTGGGATAGTTTAAAACAAGGTGTTTTAGGTATTTTTGGAGCAGGAGTACAAGCAGATTTTGCTACTCAGATCGCTAACAATTGGACTCAGCAAATTGCAAGTATTCCAGAAAGTGATGCAAAAGAAGCAGTTAAAGATAAATTAAGAAGTATTTTAAATATAACTGATTTAACTAGCGAAAATATTCAACGAGCCTTAGCAAAATCAAAAGATGCTGGAGGAGTAGTTACTCGCGGACAAGGTGAAATAGGTTCTGCAGCCGCTGAAGTGCGTCGTGCAGGTAGTGCAGCAAATGCAACTCGTGAATCTATAAATAACTTAACAAAAGCCAGTCAAGAGCTACAAAATACTTTTGCAGATACTAGTCCACTAACAAAATTTGCCGACGCTTTAATAAAATCTTCTTTTGATGTACTAGAAAGTTTAAAAGATATGCGTAGTGGCATAGCTGCTTTTAAAGAAATTTTAGCCAAACCTGCAGCTTTTGCTATGCTTGAAATGGGCGATGTAAAGCAATTCCAAGATGTTGTAAAAGCACAAGAAAATTTACTAATAGCCGAAAGAAAAAGAGTAGCTCTTCAAAATGAACTATCAGTATTGCAACCACAAATTACAGCAGGATTAGCAGTTACGCGTGGAACATTTCTTGGAAGGCAGCAGCTACAACAAGCAGAATTAATGCCAGGCCAAAGAAATATAAAAGCTGTAAGTAGACTTATACTTAAACGTGAAGATATTGAAGAACGTATACGTAAACTAGATACTGAAATTTCTGAAGCTGCTGATAAAGGTATAGCTACTGCATTTGAAGCAATTAGAAAAATATTTGTTGATAATATAATAAAAGGTTTTAATTTATTAAATAAAGCCACAGAAATAGCAAAACAACAAGGAATTATTCAAGTAGGCCAAGCAATTATTTCAGGTATTAGTGGCCCAGGAGCAGGAGCAGTAGCTTCTAGCTTAAAACAAAAAGAGCTAGATTTACAGCTAGAACAGATTAATACTATGAGTAATTTAGCAGATCAATTATTGCTAAATACTATAGCAGTTGAGCGTGCTAATGCAGCAAAACAAGCTGAAGAAATACAACGAAAATCTGGTGATTTAGGTTTTGATCCGGCTGCAGCTGCAGAATATAATGCAGCTATAAAATTATTTACGGATTTGGGTACAGTTAGTGAAGCGGCTGCTCGTGGTAGTACAGGACGTATTAGTGGAACACAGGCAGCAGGTATGGAGCCAGGTGCTGCAAAATATGCTTTACAACGCGCTACTAGACAGTCTGGAGAAGATATTGCTAGACAGGGTATACTAACACAAAAAGAAATTGATAGACTTAACTCACTAGTTGTTTTAGAAAACGAACGTAGAGCTGTGCAAAAAGATACAGAAAAATTAACTTTACAAAGAATTGATAACGCTCAAAAAATTATAGGATTACAAAATTCTAGTATTACTCTACTTGCAGAAGAACAAGTTACTAGTCAACAAACAATTGAGCGACAACGTCAATGGGAAACACAAAAACAAGCGCTTAGTGACGCAGAAGCTGAAATAAATAGAGATCGCGGTAGAGAAGAAGACCTAAGAGAAAAAGGCCTTACCAAAGAAGCAGACATTGTTAAAGGTATAATACAATATAAAAAACAACAACTAATGGCTTTAGGTGACCAACAACGCGTAGAAAGTTATATACTAAGCGTACAAGAAGCACAGTTGTTAGTTACTACAAAAAGCGCTTTAGAAGCATTCCGCAGAACAAGTGCAGCTGAAAGTAGAGCTAGAGCACTATCTAGTGTAGAAAATGAACTACAAACAGAACAGCAGTTATTAGATATAGCTAATGAGCGTGGAAAATTAACCCCAGATCAATATGCACAGTCTAAAAAAGTGCTTGATTTAAAATTATTAGATCTAAATACTACGCGACAACAAGAGCAAATTCAAAATAAACTGGTAGATGCTGAAACAAAATTAAATGATGAAATTAGTAAGGCTGTACTTGCCGCCACGGAACAAAATCCAATTACTCCTGAGCAACTAGCGCTATGGGCAGAAAGAAGATCAGTAATTGAACAAACAGCTAATGAAGAATTATTAGCAGATAAAAAAATTGCAGAATCAAAAAGACTTCTTATAACCTTACAATATGATCTAACCGATCGCCAAAAAGCTTATACTGATATATTTAAAAATAGTTTTAACAGCTTAGCAGATGCAATGGTAAATTGGATGCAAACAGGAAAGTGGGCTGGAAAAGAACTATTTAATAGTTTAATTGCTGATTTAACTCGCTATGAACTTAAATTACAAATGATGGAAGTATATAAAGCAGCAAGACCCGGTATTCTTAATTTTGCTGCAGCATTTACAGGAGGAGGCGGTGAGCGTGCTACTCCTTTTGGAGGTAGCGTGCTTGGAGGAGAATTTGGCGGAGCTGCTAAAGGTGCTTATTTTAATGGCAGTGTGGCTAGATTTGCCAAAGGCGGTATGTTTACTAATTCAATAGTAAGTGAGCCTACATTATTTAAATTTGCTAAAGGTACTGGCTTAATGGGCGAAGCAGGTCCAGAAGCTATAATGCCCCTAAAGCGCGATAATCAGGGTAATTTAGGTGTAAGCGGTGGAGGTCAAAAAACTGAGGTAGTTATTAATAACTACAGTAATCAACCAGCAACTACACAAGAAACCACAGATAGTCGTGGCAATCGTAAGATAGAGGTAGTAATTGGTGAAATGAATGCTAGCGAGTTTCAAAGAAGTGGAAGTAGTTCACAACGGGCTATGAGAAGTACTTTTGGACTTGCACCTCAGCTAATTAGGAGATAACAATGGCATATACCTATACTTGGCCAGCTTGGTTACCGCAAGTTCCTCAAAAAGGATTTACAGAAACTGGTGGTGTAAATATTATTAGAACCCCTACAGACGCAGGCCCAGCTAAACAGCGTCGTAGGGGTAAAAAACCCAGTGTATTAAATCTTAATTTTATAATGACTACTGCTCAAACTACTCAGCTTGAAAATTTTATAAATAATACTATTAAAGGTACTGCTCGTTTCGGGTATCTACATCCTAGAACTAATCAAACTATAGAAGCCCGAATAGTACCTAGTCAAGATGGTCAATTATATACCTATACGTATCTTGCACCTGGATATTGGACTGTTGGATTAACTTTTGAAGTATTGCCATGAGTAGATTAACAACAATGAGTGCAGGTGCTCTACAAGCAGTATTTGCACAAGAAACAGAAAATGATTTAATATTGTTAGTTACTGTGTATGATCCACTAAACCCATCCGAAATAGTTTTACAAATTTGCGATGGGTTTACTAAGCGCATTAGTGAAACCGCAGACGAAGTAGTTTATGGTGTTACTAGTCGTGGCGTTGATTATGTATTTTTGCCTGTTGATATTACCCTACCAGATGAAGCTGAAAATTCAGCGCCACAATGTTCTATTACATTTTATGATGTAACACAGTATGTAATGCCAGTTGCCAGAAGCGTTTCTGCTCAACCAAAGATTAAATTAGAACTAGTATTATCTTCAACACCTGATGTAGTAGAGGCTAGTTTTACCGGATTTTATATTACTGGTTTTACTTATAATGCAGATAGAGTTACTGCAAACTTATCTATGATAAATTATGAAATAGAGCCTTTTCCACAGTATTCATTCACACCAGTATATTTTCCAGGACTATTCTAATGTGGGCAAATAAATATATAGGTATACCTTTCAAAAGCAATGGGCGAGACCACCACGGCGTAGATTGCTGGGGTTTGGCACGTCTAGTGTATAAGGAAGAATTTGGTATTGAACTACCTAGTTTTACTGAACAATACTACATAACTGATACTCAAAGAATAGAAGAACTAATAAATCAGTACAGAGAAGGCTGGATACCTGTAGATAATCCAAAATCTGGTGATCTAATTTTATTTAGAATTTTTGGTACAGCCACTCACGTAGGTGTATTAGTAGATGAAGGTAGATTTATACATAGCCGACAAGGGTATGATGTAGCTATTGCTGAACTAAACAGTACCCGTTGGAAACATCGAGTACTGGGATATTTTAGGTATGATTCAAATACTAAAGAGAAATTAAATGAGTTACCATCAATACTAGAAACTAAAGTAGTCTCTGTTAGTGCCACAACTTTGGATGAAGCCTATACTAGTCTATCCCAACAATTTAATATTACAGATAATGATTCTATTGTTTTATTATTAAATAATCATATAATACCAAAAGAATATTGGCCAATTACAAAACTACAACCTAATGATATAGTTAGTTATAGATCCGTTGCAGGAAACGACGGCGTGCTTAGAATGGCGTTGGTTTTTGCTGTAGTTATATATGCACCATATTTAGCAAATTTTGCTGCTGGTGGAAGTATTAGTGTTGCTGCAGGTGCTGCAGGTTCTGCTTTTACTAGTGCTACGGCCGCGGCTATGGCTACTGCTGCTGTAAGCACTGTAGGCATGTTATTAGTAAATGCTATATTTCCTGTAAGACCACCAGCAGGACCTAGTGATCCAGGATCTACTCAAGCTCAATTAATGATTAGTGGTGCTGCTAATAGACCTACACCCTACCAAGCCATACCTGTTGTTTTAGGCACAGTAAGAGTCACAGCACCATTAGCTGCTGAAAATTATATTACTTATCCAGAAGAACGAGTATCATACTTAACCATGGCTTTAGTATGGGGATTTGGGCCACTACAAATTACCAATCAAAAAATTGGAGAAGTAGATATTAGTGATTACATTATACAAAATCAGGTTACTTTAACTGGTTATAATGATACTCAACAAAATATAGATACTTTTAATAATATTTATGCCCGAGATACTGAGCAAGATAGTGTAAATACTTTACTAATATGTGATGGCAATCCAGAGGAAAGCGTAGCGCCTGGCCCATGGGTTTCAGCATCTTCAACAGATACTGCTACAGAACTTACAGTAGCTTTTCATATGCCACAAGGAATGAGAAGAGTTTCTACAGCATCAGGAACAGGGGATGAACATACTGTTCAAGTAGAAACACAGTATAAGTTAGGAAATGCTGCTACATGGACTCCATGGGAAACAGTTAGTATACCGGGTAATAAAAAAGATGCGTATACTATTACTAGAACAATAACTTTTTCTACTCCTCAAATAATTCAAGTACAAGTACGTAGAATAACTGGAGATAATACTGATGATAATCCAAGTTATCGCTATATGCATGATGTAATATTCTTAAGTGCTACTTATACTAGTAATAGAAATCCAATACAAATTCCTAAAAATTGTAGTTTAGCTAGAAGCGCGTATACTATAAAAGCCGAAGGACAACTAAGTAATCAACTAGAAGGTATAAATGCACTAGTATCTAGTAGATGTAGGCCTATTAGTGCAACTCCTGGAACAGATTTTAATCTAGTAACAAACAATCCTGCAGCTATATTTTTTCATGTGTTAACTCATCCAGCTAATCCTCAAAGAATATTAGATAGCGAAATTGCTGAAAAAATAAATATACAACAATTACAATATTGGTATAATTATTGTGAATATGATTATGGTACAACACTTCGCTCAATAACATATACACGAGCAGACTCTAGCAATACACAAGTAACTAAAAGTTATAAATATGCTTATAATGCTGTAATAAGTAGTCAGCGCAGTATACTAGACGTTTTACGTGATATTTGTGCAGCAGGTAGAGCTAGTCCTGCATTAATTGATGGAAAGTGGACAGTTGTAATAGATGAACCTAAAAATACTATTGTTCAACACTTTACTCCACATAATAGCTGGGGATTTGAAGGTGTTAGAGGGTTAGCAAAAGAACCAGATGCATTAAAAGTAACTTTTTATGATGAAGAACAAAACTATCAACAAGTAGAAACAATTGTTTATAATACTGGTAAATCTTATCAAACTGCAGAACTTTTTGAAAGCATTACTCTACCAGGTATAACTAATGAAGCTATAGTAGTAGATCATGCTAAATGGCATTTTGCACAAGCTAAACTACGACGAGAAGTTTATAGTTTAAATGCAGATTTAGAATATTTAGTATGTAATCGAGGCGATAGAGTAAAAGTTACTCATGATGTACCTGC